ATTCATTAGTAGAAAATGCACTTGCTTCTATTGCAGCTAAACGTATTGAATGGAAGAAAGATTTAAGTCCAGAAAGGTATCAAATAAGATGTTCTCAGCATCCTACTAATTTAGAAGAAGCATTTGCTTTTAGAGGAGAAACAATTTTTCCAGTAGAATTAGTAAAATCAAATAAACGAGATATTGAAGAAGGAAACTATCCTTGGTCTGCTTACAAGTTAGAATTTAATACTTCTGGTCTTGTAGTTGCTAAGCCTACAAACAAATCACCAATTACAGAATTTCCTGTATCTAAAACTGCACAGGATAAAACAGGAGCAATTCAAGTTTGGGAAGAACCTGATGAAGACAAGGTTTTTTGTGGAACTTACTTTGCATCAATTGACCCTGTTGGTGTTGGAAAAACAGTTACCTCAGAATCATTGTGTTCCATTTATGTTTATAAGAATCCAGTACATGTTCAAAGAATTAAGCAGAATGGAGAAGTAGAGCATTTTGTTGAAGGAGATAAAATTGTTGCTGCTTGGTGTGGAAGATATGACGACATCAATAAAACACATGAAGTTCTTGAGTTAATAATTGAGTGGTATCAAGCTTGGACAATTATTGAAAACAACGTACCTTTGTTTATACAACACATGCAGTTTAAGAGAAAAACTAAGTACTTGGTTCCTTCTGCACAAATGGTATTATCTAAAGACATACAACCTGCCAAAACGCAGTTTTCTACTTATGGCTGGAGAAATGTATCTACCATATTTAAAAACGTAATGCTTCCTTATTTAATTGCTTACATCAGAGAAGAATTAGATACTGAAGAAACGGATGACGGAAGAATTGTAAAAACGTATTACGGTATTTCCAGAATACCTGATATAATGGCAATGATTGAAATGGAACAGTACCAACCTGGAATAAACGTAGATAGAATAATATCTTTGGCTGCTCTTATTACCTTTGTTAAAATACAGGAATCCAATAGAGGAGCTAAGAAAAGAGTTGAATATGATAACGAGGAACATTTGGATAATTCAGAAAATTTGTATAAATTAACTAAGAGTGCTTTTAAAAATATTGGGACATCTGGAGTACCTGGAAAATACCAAAGAACAAGAAGTGCTTTTAAAAATTTAAGGAGATGAAAATTTTAAACGCAATAGATCTTAAGAAAGGGAAGAAAACCAAGAAAGACAAACTTGGTATATTTACTCAACCTATTCAATTTTTACCTTTAGAAGAAAAGGATGAGGATTGGGCGCATCATAACATTGACTGGATTGAATGGCAAGGGCTTAAACAAATTAAACTTAAAGCTACCAGAATCATGAAAAACTATAAGCTTGCAAAAGGTACTATAGATAAAAGTGATTACATTCCTGCAGTTGATAATGATTATTCAGAAATGCTTGACAACCTTATAGATGAAGGGCATGATGATACAGCTATGGATTTGCAATTTTATCCAATCATTCCTAACGTGATTAACACTCTTGTAACAGAGTTTGCAAAAAGAAACACCAAGGTTGATTACCGTGCAGTTGATGAGTATTCCTTTAATGAAATAATGGAAAAAAAGTCAGAAGCAATCAGCAAGGTTTTAATTGAACATGCTCAGCAAAAGCTAGTATCTGCAATGTTAGAACAAGGAATGGATCCAAATTCTGAAGAAGCTCAACAACAATTAAGTCCAGAGTCATTAAAACAACTTCCAGAGATAGAAGATTTTTACTCCAAAAAGTATGTGACGGTAGGAGAACAGTGGGCTACTAAACAGCATAAGATTGATGTCAATCGTTTTAGAATGGACGAGTTGGAAGAGATTGGATTTAGAGACTCGTTAGTTACAGACAGTGAATTTTGGCACTTTAGAATGCTTGAAGATGACTATGACGTTGAATTACTAAATCCTGCATTAACTTTTTATCACAAGTCTCCTTCCGTATTATATACGTCAAGCGGGAACTATGGAGGATTTTTTGAGATGTTGACCTTATCAGATGTAATTGATAAGCTTGGATACTTGATGACGGATGTTCAGTTGGAAACATTAGAAGAGTTACACCCAACTACTTCTGCTAGACACATGATGTCAGGAATATTAGATGATTCTAAATATGACACTACCAGCAGTTATGAAGAAAACATGGAGCATGGAATGGACATGAAAAGACATCTTAGTTTCATGGAGGATATTGAAAGCTCTAATGATGCAGTATCTTGGATAATTGGAGAAAGCAATAGCCAGGAAGGTTCTTTTGGAAATCAATTATTTAGAGTTTCTACAAACTACTGGAAAACCCAAAGAAAAATTGGACATCTTACAAAAATTGATCAAGACGGTTCTGTTGTTACGGAACTAATTGATGAAAACTATGTAGTAAGAGATGCTGCTATTTACAACACAACTTTTACAGAAGTTAAAAATTCAGATAATTTAATTTTTGGTGATCACATTGACTGGGTTTACATAAACCAAGTTTGGGGAGGAGTTAAGATTGGAACTAATCGTTCTCATTTTACATCTGATGAAAATGGACAATTTGACCCAATATATTTAGGTATAGGTAGACCAACAGTTGGTCCTTTGCGTTTTCAGTTTAAAGGGGATAAATCTCTTTATGGTTCAAAGCTTCCAATAGAGGGTAGAGTTTTTTCTGATAGAAATACAAAATCAACTTCTTTAGTTGACGCAATGAAGCCAGGTCAAATTGGATTTAACATGTGCAACAATCAAATTAAGGATATTCTTATTGATGAAATCGGAACAGTTGTAGTACTGGATCAAAATGCATTACCTCAGCATTCTATGGGTGAAGATTGGGGTAAAGGTAACTTAGCTAAAGCGTATGTAGCAATGAAAGATTTTTCTATGCTTCCGTTGGATCCGAGTTTATCTAATACAGAAAGTGCTAGTAATTTTCAACATTACCAGACATTAAACATGGAACAAACCAATCGTTTAATGTCAAGAATCCAATTAGCTAATTACTTTAAGCAACAAGTAATGGAAGTAGTTGGGGTTAATCCACAAAGAATGGGTCAACAGCTTGGACAAATTGATACAGCTAAAGGAGTAGAACAAGCAGTCAGTGGTTCTTATGCTCAAACGGAAGTTTACTTTTCTCAACACAGTGATCACTTGATGCCAAGGGTTCACCAAATGAGAACTGATTTAGCTCAATTTTATCATTCTACAAAACCGTCTCTAAGACTTCAAGGAATGATTTCTCCTGAAGAAAGAACCAACTTTGAGATTAATGGAACTGACTTGATGTTAATTGATTTAAATTGTTTCTGTAATACAAACGTAGAAAACAGAAACATGTTAGAACAATTAAAAAGTTTGTTTGTTTCTAATAATACTGCTGGTGCTTCTATTTATGAATTAGGACAATTAATGCAAGCAAACTCTATTGGAACAATGAACAACTCTCTTAAACAAATAGAAGAGAAAGCTCAAGCAAGAAGACAAGAGGAGGCACAACAAGCACAACAAGCACAACAAGCTGAAATTGAAGCAAATGCTCAAGAGAAAAAATTATTGCTTGACCATGAGTCCAGAGAGAAAGAAAAAGACAGACGTAATAAATTACTTGAAGCAGAGATTAAGTCTTCTGGATATGCAGCTCAACAAGACATTAACCAAAATGAAGAATCTGATTATGTTGATGCAATGAAAGAAATTAAATCTTCCGAGCAATACCAAGATACTATGAACTTTAACCGAGAAAAAGAAGGAACTAAAGTTAATCTTGCTCAACAGAAAATGGATTTGGAAAAAGAAAAAATGAGAAATGATGTTATCAATAAACAAACAGAGCTTCAAATTGCTCGTGAGAACAAAAACAAGTTTGATAAAAAACCTACTAAATGAATAATTTGGTAGGTTTTAAACATATAATGCTCTGTTTATTTTTTGTGCATTAAAAATAGTTAAATAATATTTATTTAAAAATGAATATTTTTAACTATATTATAAATAAGTCAGTAATTAAACCAACATGTTATGACAGAAGAAGAAAAAGCAGCTGCAGCGGCAGCAACAGATTCAGCGCAAGCTGAAGAAGTAGATTTTGACAATTTAGATGAGCTATTAGGGCTTACGGTAATTGGCTCAGATGAACCAATTAAAAAAACAGTTTTCAGTTCAGGAGCACTTGATGATTCTTTTTTAGATGACGATGACGACAACGATGACGTAGTTGATCCTAAAAAAAACAAAGTAACTGCTTCAGAAATTGCATTAGTAGCTGATAACCAAGATGAAGAAGAAGATTCTTTGGATTCAACACAAACTAATAAAGGAGGTAGACCTTCAGCATTAGTTTCTGCAGCAAAGTCAATGATTGAAAAGGGTATTTTGCAACCGTTTGATGATGACAAACCTATTGAGCAATATACAGCTGAAGACTTTGAGGAGTTAATTCAAGCAAACATTGACAACAAAGTTTCTGATACTGCAGAAAATGCTCCAGTAGAATTGTTTAAGCAATTACCTGAAGAGGTGCAAGCAGTTGTTCATTATGCTTTAAATGGTGGTACAGATACTAAAGCAGTATTTGCACAATTATCTAAAGCTCAAGAAACATTTGACTTAAATGTTGAAGATGAAAACGATCAGGAGTTAATCATTAGACAGTGGTTGAATACATTGGGAACAGATACAGCTGATGAAATTCAAGATGAGATTGATGTTTTAAAAGACAGAGGTGATCTTGAAAAGTACGCATTGAAGTACAAGCCTAAGCTAGATGCAAAACAGGCAGAGTTAATTCAAACAAGGTTGAATAATCAGGCTGAAGCAGAAAAAAGAAAAGTAGAACAAAGTAAAAAATATCAAGAAACTATCTACAAGACTTTGAACGTGACAGAGCTAAACGGAGTTCCGTTGCCTCCTACCGTCCAAAATATGTTGTACTACGGATTAATAGACAAAACAAAATATCAAGACTTAAAAGGTAATAACACCAACGCGTTAGGTTATTTGCTTGAACAACACCAGTTTGGTGAAAAGTCAAATCCGTCTTTAGTAGCTGAAGCGTTATGGCTTTTAGCTGATCCAGATGAATACAGAAAGTCTGTTAAACAAATGGGTAATAAAGAGGCAAACACAAAAGCAATGAGGCTTTTAAAAAGTGAAGAAGCAAGTAGAACGGCATCAGCTTCACAAACAAACAGTAGAACAACTACGGCTCCGGTAGCAAGAAAAGCTCCTATAAAAAAGCCAGGAAGAGGTTTGTTCTCAAGATAAATAGTAAACAATTAAATAACAAATAAATGGCAACACCAGTTTTAAACAATGGGATTTTTCTTAGAGATAACCATTACAAAGCAGGATCACATGTAGATAGTTATCACATGATGAACCTTATGAAAGATGCAAAACCTGATGATTTAGGTCCGGTAGAATTGTGGGCTCAAGTGAAAAAAGCAGAAATGCCTCTTTACCAAATGTCTTCTTTTGGAGGAAAAAATGTAATTGAAGTTGAACACCCAAGAGGTGAATATAAGTGGTCAACTCCTGTTTCTGAGGAAATGCCATTTATGATGGAAGACTTAGATCCTTCAAATACAGCAAAAGGTTTAGATGGTACTCCATTTAAAGTAAAAATGAACAAGCGTGTCTTTGGTCATGGTGATATTATTACCTATGACAAGTTTAATGGAAAAGAACTTTTCATTACTGAAGAAGATATTCTTGACATGGGAGATGGTACTATTTATACAGTAGCATTAGTTAACTTTGATTCAGATGGTGTATTTGACAATCAGTTTTTAACAGATCAAACTCCTTTCTTCAGAGTTGGTTCTGCTAAAGGTGAATACGGTGAAAAGTATTCTGACATGACAACTTCTCATACAACTCGTGAATTTTACAACTTTGTTGGAAATTCTGAGGCTCACGTTCATTACTCAATCTCTTCAAGAGTTGCGTTGATGGCAAAGGGCGGTATGAATGCTGACGGTGCGGTTCCTGTTACAGAAATCTGGAAAGATTTAACAGTTACAAACAATGACCCAGCTATTAATTCATTAGAAGGATTAGTAAAAGCAAAAGGGTTAGATTATGTAAAAGAAGGTAAAGCTAATGGAAACATTGTTAAATCTTTTATTACAAAATTAGAAGCAGCTCACCTTTCTAAAATTGCTTACGATATTGAAACTTACCTTATGTGGGGTAAAGGTGGTAGAATCAAGCAAGATGGACCGGATGACCTTAGATTGTCTGTTGGACTTTGGAAACAATTAGATTTGTCTTTCAAACACGTTTACAACAAATCTGATTTCAGATTAGACATCTTCCGTTCTGAGTTATTCAACTTCTACAATGGTAAAGTTGATTTCCAAGGACCAGATTCTAAACGTCAGTTGGTTGTTCAAACAGGAATGGGTGGAATGAGAATCATCAATGAGGCTATCAAGAGAGAAGCTTTCTCTTCTGGTCTTACTATGAATGCTAAAGACTTGGATGCAGTTACTGGTTCAGGATTGGATTTAGGATTTGGATTCTCTTTCACAGAGTACCATATTCCTTTCTTAGCAAACATCAAGTTTGTATTGAATCCTGCATTTGATAATTTACAAAACAATGATATTGAAAACCCTATCATTGATGGACATAGATTGTCTTCTTACTCATTCATTGTTTTTGACATTACTGAGTCAGGTAACGATAACATCAAGTTATTGAAATGCAAATGGGACAAAGATCTTAAATGGAGATACATTAACGGAAACATGGATTACTTAGGTAATACAAGTGGATTCGCTTCTTCAGGTAACTTCAATGGATACCAAATCTACATGACGCAAGCTATGCCTGCAATCAAAGTAGAAGACCCTACTAAAGTATTGAAAATTGTTATGAGAAACCCAATCACGGGTGGATCGTTATAATATTAACTAAAAAGGAGTCAGCTAGGTAACCCCCTAGTTGCTCCTTTTTTAATTTAAACTAAAATGGCATTACAAAAATATAAAACAAACAGTCCAAACGACTTGTTAG